GAAATGGACGGTGTTCTGGTTATCTCGTTTGACAATGGTAAATCCTATTATGTCAAATGTGACAATGACGAGATATACGAAACAGACAACTTTGACGATGCCATGCAAATGGCCGAAATCATTTCCTTCAACAATCATGCAGAAAACTGGAGCGAGTAAGATGAATATCCGTGTGGAAAACTGGGACGGACTTAGCTATAAGGTCGGGACCATTACAAACGTCAGTGTGTCTGACATGGTAGCTTTATTGGGGCCATCCAATTATGTAGATGACATTGACAAGGTCAGTCATTCATGGCGCTTTTATATTGATCAGGAGCCAATCAATGTATGGGATTGGAAAGGTTCCTGCTTCATGGATCGCTGGTCGTTCTATGGTCATCCCGCAACAATTGCCAAGCTTTTTGGAGAAGAAAATGTCAAAGTGTGAGAGGAATACCAAGACGTGCCCTCTGGAATATACGTTCTACATGGGAGGTAATGAGCATTATCATTGCCACCAATGTAATCAAGAGGTAATCATTGAATCCTCCCGATATGAATCTTATACACCAACCCATCGTCTCATCGAACGCTTCGGAGAATAATCCAATGTCCAATATCGACCTTAACTTCACCCCGATCATGAGCAACATCTCGCTTACCAATGGCTCTCCCATCAAGGGACACCGAGCAATCGTGCATCCAAATGGGAATGTCCTCGGCATTGTCGGGGACAATTACCGGGTTATTACGAATGCCGAACTATTCGAACGGGTTGACCATGCAATCCATACCAACCTAAATAGCTCTGCAATTGACACTATGCAGATCATTGATAAGGCATCCCGTGGTTATGCCCGCACATTCAGGGATATCAGGTTCCCGGAAATCTCCCGATCGATCACGACATCACGGCATAAAACTGACGTAGGTTTTCGGATCATCATTGACAATTCTTTTGATGGTTCAGGCTCGGTCAAGATTCTACTTGGTGCTATCGACTTTTTCTGCACGAATGGAATGGTCCATGGCTCTTATGACGTGTTCAAGAAGGTTCACAAGGGGAGCAATGAAATTCCAAGCTTTGATGGTCTGTTCATTAAGGCGTTGGAACAATACACAAACAAGATGGAACTGTACCAGACATGGGCCAGCAAGGAACTCAAGAATCAGTCTGTGCATCGCTTCATTGAAACCCTGTTCCCAAATGAGAACACGAAGAAAAACATCAACCTACCTTACAATAAGATGGGAGACAATCTGTTGAGTCAGTACATTACAGAAGCTGATACACGGGGTCATAATGTGTGGGCCATGTATAGCGCCATGACCTACTATGCATCCCATGATTCAGCACAATTCTCACTAAATCGCATGGCAAATGATAATGACACCACCACAGAGCGCCTTCACAAGCGCAATGACAAGGTCATGTCATGGCTCAATTCCAAGGCGTGGTCCCAGCTTGTCGCTGAGGCAGCATGAGCATCGTCATATTTATCATCTGGATTTGTTGTCTTTATTGGATCGTAAGGAATGTCTGACATGTCAATAAATGCTGATTGGTTGCTCCGGGACTATATCGAGAAAGTCTCAGCAACCCCATATGAGGACCTTACAACCGAAGAGGTTCTCCAATTTATCAAGGAGCTACATCAGTTCCTCGCAGAACAGGCCCAAGAAACCACCTAGGAAGCTCACCTGATGCCCTCTGGGGTTATCTCAGGTATCCCCCTACCTGAGATACCCCAGAGGCCACTCTACGGTCAAAAATCATGCCCTTTCACCTACTCGAAACAGAGACAACCAATCGGTTCATCAATCGGCTTGTCGAGGTTGCCGTTGATAAGTCGGGGCGCATCAGATCATCCCGCCATGCTGCTGCCATTATCATGCCCCGTGGTCATAGAATTCTTGCCACTGGTTGGAACAAGCTTAAGTCACATCCAATGCAGGCCAAGTTTTCCATCGATGCCGGAAGGCCCCAGAGAATATTCCTGCATGCTGAGACTGACGCCATCATTAAGACAATCAACAAGCATGGCTCCGAAATTCTTTCAGAATGTGATCTGTATGTAATCAGGATTACCAAGGATGGTACATTGGCAGGCTCCCGGCCATGCACCTCATGCTGCAATCTTGTTAAACACTTCGGTATTAACCATGTGTTTCATAGTTAAAAGGAAGACAACCACAAATGAGTAAAGTTTCTTTATCCCATATATCCACGATCCCCGGAATGACACCGGAGGAATCCATTCTTTATTATGCCCGTGTCTCCAATCCATCAGGGCAGACCAAGAACAATCCGAGACTTTTCAAGTATCTCTATGAACATGAACATTGGTCTCCATTCGAGATGATCTCCATGTGTCTCCATATTGAGACAACCAGAGACATATCAAGACAGATACTCAGGCATAGGTCCTTTTCATTTCAGGAATATTCTCAGCGGTATGCCCGTGTTGATGACCTTGGGTGGACCAAGAGAGACATGAGATTTCAAGATATAAACAACAGGCAATCTTCTGTACTCCCTGATCCTGATAATCTTGAACATTTCAACATGAATCAAAAGTGGGAGTCTCTGCAATACGATGTAATCGAGACAACAACCAAAGCATATACATGGGCTCTTGATCAGGGTATTGCCAAGGAACAAGCCCGGGCAGTATTACCGGAGGGTCTTGTCAAGACAAGCCTGTATATGCATGGGAGCATACGTAGTTGGATTCATTATGTCAATCTTAGAACAGGACCAGAGACACAGAGAGAACACCGGGAGGTAGCTTTGGAGTGTCAGAGAATTCTCTATGAACAGTGTCCTAGTTTACAGGGTATCCATGAGGATCTTGGCTAGGATAACAAGGATAATAAAGACAGAGCTAAGACTTAGCTAGGACAGAGCTAGGATAACAAGGATAATAAAGACAGAGCTAAGACAGAGCTAAGACAGAGCTAAGACAGAGCTAAGACAGAGCTAAGACAGAGCTAAGACAGAGCTAAGACTTAGCTAGGAACCTAGGAATAACCTAGGCTTCTCCCGGCCTCCAACCCCAACCTACCACACGAAACCAACCCTGTCAACCCCCGAAACACGCTTGACATCCCCGGGTTTTTCCCGGTAAGGTCCGGCCTTCCCCGCCAGAGAGGCACCATCAGATGAACATCTTCTTTCTTGACAGAGATCCGAATACCTGTGCCAGATACCATGTTGACAAGCATGCATCCAAGATGGTACTGGAGACTGCACAGCTTCTCTCCACAGCACATCACCTTTGTGATTCCCCGTTTGTATTCTCGGTCTACCGGATGACACACCGGAATCATCCAAGTGCCATCTGGGCACGGGAGTCTAAGGCACATTACGAGTGGTTATATGGTCTGTTCATGGAACTCAACAGGGAGTACAAGCATAGGTACTATAGGGATCACCTGTCATATACCAAGCTTGACCAGTATCTTTCCCATGTACCACCGGGTATTCAGGAGGACTCATGGCTCAGGGATCCACCCCAGTGCATGCCATCTGAATACCATGATGAAGACACGGTTAAGGCCTATCGTTCCTATTACATCCATGGTAAGAAGCATCTGCATGCCTATACCAACAGGGAATATCCACACTGGATCATGGACGCTTAGCTCAGCCGGATAGAGCAACAGCCTTCTAAGCTGTGGGTCAGTGGTTCGAGTCCACTAGCGTCCACCACCACCACTCATACAACAAAGGAGTAGTATTAAGATGAGTAACCAAGAAGAAGAAGGGCTAAAAGTCCTGATTGACTTTGAAACATGTGATCGTATTCTTGTTGAGAACATCAAGCATACTCTTGAGATTGATGCTAAGAACAAGTCATTCATGGTTGATCCCGAGACACATGATGCCATGCTCAGAGTTCTGGAGTGGTACGCATCCCCCAGAGAATTCAACACATTCAAGAATAATCTTCTGCATACATACAGAGAATACCATGACATCGAGATCAACCATGAACATCGATTCTTTGAGTAGTTCAAATTATGTCTAAAATTTCTGAAGTCACACACTCGAAGTTCATCAGACACTCACCATGTGAATCATGTGGAAGCAGTGATGCCAATGCAATCTATGAAGATCAGTTATCAAACGGGGATGTGTCCATCAGGACCTTCTGTTTCTCCTGCGAAAAGATAACATTCCCTGACCAAGAGAGGCACTCCAGTATGAACAACTACGTAGCACCTGTGTCTAAAGGGCGTACCGATACAAGCGCCTATCAGTTCTCTGATATTTCAGATCGTAAGATTAATCGACAAACAGCAGAAATGTTTGGAGTCCGGGTATCCAAGGATACCAATGGTAGTATTATTTCCCATGTCTATCCCTTCTATGAAAAGACAGGGCAGAAGATTGTTGCATACAAGAAGCGTGTCTGTTCTGACAAGAGCTTCTCTGTCATCAGCCCGGAGAAAGAGGTCCATCATGGTTTTGATCAAGCCACCCTCTTTGGTCAGCAGCTATTCAATGGCACCGGGAAATACATTACCATCACCGAAGGTGAACTGGATGCCATGGCTACGTACCAGATGCTTGGTTCAAAGTGGCCTGTCGTTTCTCTACGTTCCGGGGCTCAGGGTGCTGAAAGAGACATCAGAAAAAATCTGGAGTTCTTTAACTCTTATGACAAGGTAGTTCTCTGCCTTGACAATGATGAACCCGGAAAGAAGGCAGCCCAGAAGCTATCCGAAATCTTCGAGATCGGTAAGTGTCTGATCATGCCGATGACTCGTAAGGACCCCTGTGAATATCTACAGGCCGGGGATAGCGCCTCGTTCACCCGAGAGTGGTGGAGGGCAAAGCCTCTGTCCCCTGATGGTATTGTCTCAGGCGAGGATGTCTGGGACCTTGTCTCGACTGAACTTGAGAACAACTCGATCTCCTACCCATGGGAAGACCTGAACAAGGTAACCTACGGCATTCGATGTGGTGAGCTTGTAACTATTACGGCAGGCTCTGGTATCGGCAAGAGCGCCATCATGAGGGAGATCATCTATCACATTCTGAAAAACACAGAGGAAAATGTAGGGGCTCTCTTTATGGAGGAGAGCATCCGACGTACAGCACAGGGCCTGATGTCCATTGATGCGAACAAGCAGTTCCATCTGCCAACAACCGTGTACACTCAGGAAGAACTTAAGACAGCCTTCAAGAACACGGTCGGATGTGGCCGAGTCTATCTCTATGATCACTTTGGTTCATCTGAGATTGACAACATCAT